TTAGACGGCCGCCTGCTGCCGGTTGGGCTCGACCGTGCCCCGCCATCGGCACTTGACGTAAATTTCCGTCGTCGTCACAGAGTCGTGCCCACACAACACCTGGATACGCTCGAGCGGCACGCCAGCGAGCCACATATCTGTTGCCCCCTTTGCTTTCATGTCGTAAGGTCCGAACGACTGAAACGGAGTAAGCCCCTTCGTTTCGCGAGCGCGGTTCACCTTCCCGATGTAACGGTGCAGCATTGATGTGAGCCCGGAGTAACTGTAAGGTTCGCCGTTGCGCTTGCGAATCCACGTTGTCCCAGGCCCGGGGGTGGGACCGGTAGCCTTCAGATAGTTCAGAATTGCATCGATTTCGGGTGTTACCGCGATGTCGACGATGGCGCCGGTTTTACCCTGGTCGTTGCGGATTACGCGGCGTACTGACCCGTCCGGCTCGCGCTTCTGAACGATGTTCGCCGGTCCCCAAGCGATAATGTCCTCTGGGCGCTGCAGCGTTCGATACGTCAGATCAAGCAGTCCGCGTACCTGAGGTGCCGCGACCGCCCACACGGCCCGATACTCGTCGTGTTCGACATACCTTTCCCGCTTCGTTTCCTTGTTCCGTTTGACGCCAAGGCACGGGTTCAGCTTAACGCTCCCCTTGCCGGTTCGAATAAGCCAGGTGAAGCATGACGACAAGCATGCCTTCTCCCGGTTGCCGCGTACGGGGCGACCGTTTTCCGCACAGAGGTCTAGGTAGGCACCGATGTGTTTCGGCTCGACGCTGGCCGGCGTCATGCGGCCGAAGTACACCTTCAGCGGTTCGACATCGCGCTTATAGTCTTCGTACGTTCGGGGTTTGAGGTAGCCGAGCTGTACCCGCTTCTCGCAATGGACGACGAATTCGTCGAGGAAGTAAGACATCGTGCCATAAGTCGAATCAGGGTCGTTGTACAGGTTGCCTTTTCGTTTCGCCTCCGCCAGATCAGTGCCAAGGCGCTCCCAGCGCCCGTCGCGATGCACGTAGTAAAACGCGCCATGTTTCGGGTAAACGCGGTCGGGCAGTCCCAATTCGTTACTTTTTCGTTTGCGCCCCATTTAGTTTGCCTTCTTCTTGTTGCTGCGTGTGAACCGTTGTAGCAACGCAGCGGTATCTGGCGAGCAATCAGCCGTGCCGCCGTCGATATCGCTTGCAACCGCTCGTCCGCACATGACTTGCTCGAAATGCGCGCGCGACACGAGCGGCATTCCGTTCGGTTTCCTTTTCACCTCAAAACCCGCTCGCTTGAACCACCGCATAATCGCGGCCGGTTGCCGCAGCGGCTCGGCGATTCGACGTAGCTCGGCATCAGTGAGAAAAGGTGGCAACACGTTGGCTGCGTCGTAGCGAGAGCTCGACGGTGCCTGGTCAAGATTCTGCATCGCAATCACTGTCATAAAAAGGAACCACACGCAGCGCAACTCGTGGATTCGTGGTTTGCGCTGGTTTTTGGTGTAACGCGCTGATTTATAAACAGATTTTTTGCCATCAATTGCCATGAGTTACCCGTGGATGGGCCTGAAAACTCGTGGCTCAAAAAATAGGCACAGGCGGAAACCCGTGGCAAAAAGCCCGAGACTCGTGGCGCTCGACTCAGGCCTTTTATTGCTTCTTCCCTGCTTTCTTTTCTCTTCCTTTTCAATGAATTAGAGAGAAGAGAGAAAGGCACGAAGGGCGCCGGCGCGAAAATCGGACTAGTGGCAAAATCGCCCCGACTAGTGGTGAATACAGGGCGACACATGGCGGTACTCTTCTCAACAATCAAAGGCTTACGAGCGGACGCCCCCGAAAACCACGATTCATGTGCGCTGCCTGCCCCTTCCCGATCGAAAAACCGGCTCGCGCGGCCCGCTTTCATCGAGGCCTGCGCTTTCGCCCGGCAGGTTCGACTTGCGAGGGAGACGGGGGGCAGCGTGCAGCACGGCGGCCGCATTGGCTGGGAGGGCATCATGCGCGGCCTCGCTGCTCGGCCGCGTCGGTCGCCAGATCTTCGCGAACCGACACGTGCAGCCCGAAGCCGGCCAGGCGCTCGAGCGAGATTGGTGTGAGGTACGGCACGCGACGGGTATAGATGCGCCGCTCGACTTCCTTCTCGCCAACGACGACGCCGGCGTGCTTGAGCTGCGCCTTGAACACGCGGTCCGACTTCACCGGCAGGGCGTTCCATTTGTCGCGCAGCGCGCTCGTGTGTGCGATGTGGTCCATCACGTGCCCGGTGCGCAGCAGTAGGCAGAACTCGCCGTCGACCATGTCGAACGTGTACGGGTGCTTGTAGTTGCCGCCGTCGATTTCCGACAGCACGGTTTCCATGATCCAGACCCACGGTTCCCGATCGGCGCTCGTTTCGGCGATGTGGCCGTTCATTTCAGCGAGCAGATCGCGCGGGAAGTCGCCTTCCGTCGGATCCATGCCGGCGAACTCGCACAGGTAGCGCCACGCCAGCGCGACGGCCGCATAGTTGCCGGCCATGCGTTTCGCGCCGTCGTCCTCACCGCTCGCGCGGCAGTTGGCCAGCGCCTTGTCGCGCAGCGTCGCGTACTGGTCGAGCACGGCGCGCTTGTCGAGCCCGGTGAGAAATTCGAGCCACTGCCGTACCGGAAAGCGCGGCAGGTCGTCGGGCAGCAACGGGCCGCGCTTGCCGGTGAGCGTCGTGCGTACGAGCTTGCCGAGCAGGCTGCGCACCGGCACGTCCTCGCCGGCGAGCATCACCGGCGCGCACAGCAGGTATTCGGTCATGTCCGCGCCGCGGCGCGTGACGGTGTACTGGTAGTTCTCCTGCAGCAGGCCGACCGCCTTGTCGATCACGTCCTGCCGGCGTGCCGACAGTTCTTCCCAGCCGACCGGATGGCTCGTGTGGCTGATGCTGGTCAGCAGGCGGAACTCCGTCTGCAGCGACTGGCCGGAGAACATCGTGAACGCGAGCGACCGTTCGAGACGCTTGATGAGCGTCGATTTGCCGGCGCCCTTGTTCGCCTGGATCGTGATGTGCGGCCAGAAGCCGAGTAGCGCCTTCAGGTGGCCGCCGAGCGCCCAGACGAGCGGGATCGTCGCGGCGTTCTGTTTGAACGTTGTCTGGTAGGCGGCGATGACGCGGCGCGCGTCGCTGATCGGGCCGCTCGGGAACGTGAGGTTGTGATACGGACACTGCTTGTCCGCTTCGGTGAAGTAGCAATCCGGGCCTTCGTTGACGATGAGTCGGCCGTCGCGCCACGCGAGCCCCACGAAGTTCGCGGCCTGCCGCGCGCCGAGGTCGGCGCCGCGTTCGAGGATATTGACCATGCGCTTGAACGGCGCCGGCGCCCAGATCGGGCCGAACTTGCCCCACTGGTCGACGTTGTGCAGTTGGTCGTCGAGCATCACGCGGCGAATGAGCTGCGCGCCGTGGCGCGGCGCCTGCACCGACACGGCGAAGTACACAGTCGGCGCCTGGTCGGCGTCGCCCGTCATCGTCGATGTCGCGCTCGCGACCGACACGCGGCTCATGCCAGCGATGCGGAACCCGCACAGATCCGTCATCACCGGTGTCTCGACGCCCGATTCCTCGTTGCGGTCCATCTTCGTGATGTAGCTGGTGAAGTCGGGCCGCACGCGGAAGCGCCAGTACTGTGCGAAGTCGTGCGGCGGCAGAGAGATGCGCGGTCGGCCGCGGCGTGTGGCGTCGCCGGCGAGGCCGGCGATCAGCCACGGCTCCAGCTGCTCGAGCGCACGCGCGAGTTCGAGCGGGCCGCGCAGCTGCAGGTAGTCGTTGACGTCGTTGATGGGCTTCCGCTGCTTCTCGCCGTCCGCGAGGTCGGCGAGCCAGTCAGCCTGGTCGACGAGCACGGCGCTGATGTTCAGCGCGGTGAGCCGTTCGTAGAGCGCCCACGCCGCTTCGGGACCAGGCCGGTGGCCGGCGCGCGGATGGCCGTCGGCGAACGGCTCGTCGTTGTCCATGCAGATCACAACCTGCTTGCCGCGCAGCGGCGTGAAGTCGAGCGCGTCAACGTTGCCGAGGCCGCGCAGCGCGAGCGCGGCCGCACCGGGCAGTGCGCACGTGTCGATCGACAGCGCGTTTATCGCGCTTTCGACGATGAATACGCGCTTCGCCTTCTCCAGTCGCCGGGGATCCGAGGTCCAGCCGTAGCCCGCCTTGTCGCCCTGCGTCTGCGTTTTGACGCCGCCGTTCAGTGTGGGATCCACGTAGCGCATGTCGACGGCGACGACGCGGCCGTCGGTCGGCGCCTGCACGATGAACGCGGCGGCCGGCCCGCCGTGCCCGACTTCGCCGGCGGCAACTTTCGAGCTCGTCCACGTGTTGAAGCCGAGCGTGCGTGCGGCGATCGCGGCGTCGATCGCCGCGGCCGAAATGCCGCGGCCGCCGAGGTATTCGCGGACCTGGTCGCGCTCCGCGAAGCACCGATCGGCGATGTATTCGACGGTCGTTTTCTCACGGCGCTCCGTCGGCGCCGACCGGTCGAGCGGAATGCCGTACGCATCGTGCAGGTAGCGCACAGCGTCCGCGACGGTGCCGCCGCGCACATATATGACCAGATCGATGCACGAGCCGCCGACGCCGGCGCTGTGATCGCGCCAGCCCGTGCCATGCTTCGGGTGATTCACGTAGATCGACAGGGACGGGTTTTTGTCCTCGTGCTGCGGCGAATGGTAGAGCGCCTTGTTGCCGCCGCGGCCGCGCTTGAGACCGAGGCGATCGGCGAGGTCGTGCAGGTCGATGCGTTGTTTCAGTTCGTCGATCGAGGCCATCGTTATTGCTGTTGCTCAGGTTGCTGCGGGGCGTTGCCAGCCGGGTTGTCCGGCGTCGCGGGAGAGAAGACGAGCGCACGCAGCGCGTCGGCGGACTCGGGAAAGTCGAGCGCGAGGCGATCACTCAAAGCCGCGACGAACAGGCCGAGCGCACACTGGCGAGCGACGCTGCCGGGGCGGTTGTTGAAGTGCAGAGGATTTGCGGCCGCGACGATCGCAGCCCGGAGCGTCGCATCGTGCGACGAAGCATCGAGGCGGCTCATGCGGCTTCCCCCAGGATCGCGCGCCGATTGCGCGCGAGCTGATAGGTGGCGAACTGCAGATCGGTGCGGGCCGCAGTCGCCTCGTCGAGCATCGTGCGCAGCCGGGGCCGATTGCGTTCGACGTTCGTCGTCGCGTTTGTGATGGCTGCGGTGCGGGATGTGCCCGTCCCGGCTTGCATGCCCGAGGCCAGGTGCGTGACGACCCACTTTTCCGGATGGCCGTCGGCCAGATAGGGCTCGGCGTGAATGCCGAATGTCGCGCCGACGTCGTTCGGAATGACGACATGCTCGCCGGTGACGGTGCGCAGGCCGGCCGAGGTTAGCAGCTCATAGCGGATGGCGGATTCGATCGTCATCACATCACCCCCGAGGCGGAACGGACCATGCGAGCGCGACGACGAGCGCAACCATCACCGCAACGCCGCCGACGAAGGCGATCGGGCGTGCGTATCGGACGTCGAACAGGCGCAGGACGTCGGCCGTGAGGCAGTAGGCGCCGGTGAGGGAAAGCGAGAGCATCAGCAGCACACTGATGCCGAAAACGTAGGGTTTCATGGTTTGGCTCCAGGTGAGTGCGCCGGCAGTCGGCGCGGATTCGTCATTCGTCGAAGTCGTTCGCAGCGCATCGCTTCGCGTCGGAGCTGCGCCGCGACCGGGCTTGTTCTCGGTCCTGCATTGCGCGCGCCGCAGATTCCACGACCAGGCGTACGGCGCGATGGCGGATCGACGTGTCGAAATCACCGACCATGCGAAGGCGATGCCATGCCGCGCGCAGGTCGACGTCGGTAAGCGGCGCGCGCATCGGTCAGTGCATCCAGGCGAGCAGCGGCGTGCCGCGCGCGAGATCCCACGACACGGCGAAACCGAGTGCGCGTGCGGATGCGACGAATACGTCGGCGCGGACGTCAGCCGCGCAGAGCTTCTGCAGGTAGGCGACGCGCTGGTTGAAGTCGAGCGACGAGGCGAGGGTGGTGACGTGGGCGGGAGTCGGCGTTTGCATGAGTCTCTCCAGAATTTCAGGCAAAAGGGGTTCCCCGCGCCCGCGCGCGGCGGGTGCGATGGGTGTGAAACAAGAATTGCGGTTACTGGTTAGGCGTCGATCAGCGAGAGCTGACGCGGGTCCTGCGGCAGCCGGTCAACCTTGCCGACGGGCAGGTAGACCATCGGGTTCGGATTGAGGCTCGGCGCGATCGTGTGGACGGCGGCAATATGGATCTTGTACGTCGTCGCGCACTCGATGTTGGTGCATTGGCAGTACGCCTCCCGGACGAGGACGGACAGCGGACGGCTGGTCCGAATGACGGCGCGGCTGCCGCAGTGATGGCACTTCAATTTCATCGTGACTTCCTGTCGGAAATGGCCGCGTCAATTACGGCTGTTGTTATGGACGACGTAGAGCGCCCGGTCTCGTCCGGTGAGGCGACGTGCGCCGAGGCGCAGCCGTCGCTTCACGAGCCATTCCGCCGCTTGCTGAATCGACGCGAGGCCTTGCTGTTGCCGTACGCGCTCGAGTATTTCGGCGTCCTGCTCGGTGAAGGTGATTTCGAGTTCGGGCATTGAATCGGCTGCTCCAAGGCTGCTGCTATCGGGCCTGGTCGCGAGCTACATTGCTCGATGGCAACAGGGCTTCGGCGGCTTCTCGCAGAACCATCTGGCGAATCAGCGTGGCGGTTTGCTCGCCCTGATAGTTAGCAAGCGCGGTGATGAGCGCGTATTCGTAGTCGTCGAACCGCAGCATCAGGCGGTTGTCGCGGACGCGCTTGGGATCGGGATACATGATGATCACCTCCGGTCAGCTGGCGGAAACTTTGGCGGACGTGTCCTCGAACGAGGACACCTTGGCGAGGTAGTGCGGCAGCCCTTCGAGATAGATCAGGCGCGTGAGGCTCGCGAGAGAGCGAGGCTCACGTCGGGCGAGCTGTTCGAGCTGGCTGCGCTCGGCGGGCAGAAGGCGCAGAGAAACCGGCTTGCTGGACATGACGCCGGCCGGTGCGCGCCGGGGGCCTTGGGGGGTAGTCATGGCGGTTATACTCAGTTTGGACAGTGCTTCACTAGGGATGAGTGAAGTTTAAGGTACTCAAAACGAAACTTCAAGATGGTAGAGAAAACGATTGGCGACCGTTTGAAGGAGGAACGGATGCGCATCGGACTAAGCCAGGCAGAGTTCGCTGCGCTGGGTGGGCTGGGAAAGCAGGCGCAACTGAACTACGAATCCGGTACGCGATCACCAGACGCGAACTACCTGGCGGCGCTCGCCAAGATCGGCGTTGACGTGCTGTACGTGATTGCTGGCGAGCGTGCGACGCAATCGAAATTGCCGCCTGACGTAGCTGATCTGGTAGACAGCTTTTTGCAACTGAACGACATCGGACGCGCCGCTGTGCAAGGCGCGATCAACGGTTACCTGCACATTGGCGAGATGACTGTGTCTGGCCAACCTTCAAAGCGGATTCCACGAATCGCGGCGAATCGCATGGCGAAGCTGGACGCGTTCGTTGAGGAGGAAGTGAAGGCGGCACAAGCCAATGTGGAGCAGACCAAGCGACAACGCGTATCTCGTAAACGCGGTCAGATCAGTCAAGACTGACTTACTTAGGACCGGCGCAGGGTATCCGCGGCGCGCTTGAGCGCCGCCATCGCGTCTTCCACGTGCCCCAGAATGTCTGCCGCATCCAATGCGGACGGCGAGCGGTCCGGCTGCCCGCGCAGCGCCGCTAACTCCTGATCGAAGCGGGACACGATCATGCGCAGTCGTCTCCCGTACGGGGTGAGGCGGAATCCATCGCTACCGGAACGCCGTTCCATCAACGGGAGGCCCAATATCTTTTCGAGCTCGGCGATCTTCTGGCTGACCGTCGGCCGTTGCACGCCGAGCGCGTGCGCGGCCTCCGTGATGCTGCGGTAACGGGCGATCTCCGCGAAGGCCCTGAGAAGGTTCCAGTTGAATTGTGTCGGCCTCGTGGACGGATTCATACGATTGCGCGATGTGGGCATGACGCAATCTAGCAGCGTGTCGCGAACACCGCTCGATCCGGTCGCCGGAACCGAGGCAGACGTAGGTTTTTGCCTAACTTTCGAAAGCCTTTTTCCTACGTTTCATTTTCATTCGTAACGCACGAAAATAGGGCCGCGTTACCTAACGCGTGAATGTCGTGTCACGCGGTAACGTGGTTCACAATATCCGAAGAGGTATCCGTAGTGCGTAACACGAAGCAAGACCAACTCGATGCCATTGAAACAACGATCGACGGGGCCATCGATCGCTGCGCGGAAGCGAACCCCACTACACAAAGGACGCGTTCCGCCGATCCGCCCAGGAAGAAGCGCGCAGGGCGCCGACTGCGAACGCTGTCCCCTGCCGAGCATGCTGATCTCGTGCAGCTCGTCACAAGCTCACTCGCGAGCCTGTCCGCTATCCACCGCATGCTGATGCAGTAGTTCACGCTCCATCCGAGGTGTCGAACTCCGGCACCTCGGTCGCCTTGACCTCCAGATCGAGGTCCGATGTAAATCCGCCGTTACCGTCGAGCGTATGTGTAACACGCGCGACGATCCACTTGCAGTCGTCGATGACCCGTTTGTAACCGCGCACGGTTACAGGTAGCTCGGTCATCAGCTCGGGTCGCCCAAGCGCGAGCACGAGGCTGAATTCCGCAACGCCGCGCTGCAGTTTCTCCCATTCCGCCTTCGCCGCGCGCGTCGCGTTGCTTTTGTTCGCGTATGTGTGCCGCAACACCTTCACGTTCTCGGCCGTGCCGAACAGCACGTCGCCGCTCTTGTCGATTGGCTTCTTCTTCGTGGTGCGCCGCCGGCGCCGCTTGACGGTGGTCGACTGCTTCTTTGCGGTGCGTGTGTTCAGGTAGAACGCCTGCACGCCGGAATACGCGTCGCGGTCGGCAACACCGAACTCGTGGCGGTCGCCGACGTCGCGGGTGATTGTGACGGGCGGCAACGGCTTGCCGCTCGCCGTGGTCGCTTCGCCGGCCTTGATGAACAGTAGCTTCCCGTTCTTCACGGTTGCGATGGCGTCGAACATTTTGGCCAAGCGCGTGAGCAAATTGGCGTCCGATTCGGCAGTCTGGTCGATATGGTCGACGAGCTGGCCGTCGAGCGCACGGCTGACACGCGCCTCTACCTTGTTCTGGCTCGCGATCGCGCGCACGATCGCGCCGACCGTTTGCCGGTGCCAGGACCGCTCCTTCTTGATAGAGAGGCCCGCGCGCAGATCGACGCTGCGCGCGCGAATGGTGAGCACATCTGGTGTGCCGGTGTGCCGCACCTCGTCGACAACGAACTCGCCTTTATCGACGAGCCCGTTCGCAGCGCCGGCCCAGCCGATCGCCACCCTCAATCTCACGCCGCGGCTCGGGATCTCCAGCGCGCCGTCCGAGTCGTCCAGGCTGATGTCGAGTTGGTCGGCCTCGAAGCCGCGGTTGTCCTGCAGCGTCATCGAGATCAGCCGACCGTCGAACTTGTGCGTAATGTCCTTGCCGGCCAGCGTGATCGAGTAGATCGCGCGCGGCACGCGATCGTCGGCCAGCACGGTTTTCTGCATCAACTCGGCGCCCGGCAAGTCGGCCAGGTTCATAGCGAGATCGCCTCCTTGATCGCATCGGTGACAATTCCCAGCATGTTGATGTCGTCGTTGCGCGTGAGCGCCACCGTGAAGTCGATGCGGCGCGCCGCGCCATCCGGGAAGAACAGCGTGCGCGCCGTATCGATGTCGTCGATCGTGAACATGCCGTAGATGTGGCCGGTGCCCTCGATTAGCGGCCACGCGGTGTGTTGCTCGGCCATCGCCTCGAGCACCGACAGCGACAGATCGCCGCCGGTCAGTTCAGGCAGCAGCACGCCGGAGAGGACGATCGTTTCGTCAACTTCGCCGACGTACTGCCGCGCCGGCTTCCGGCCGACACGGTTGTTGCTCGCGTAGCGCCAGCCGCGCCGGCGCTTCAACTCCTGGTAGGGCAGCGTCGACAGGCTGAACACGAACAGCCCGAGCGCCATCATCATGACAATCCCCCTTCAATCCCGATCGCGCAGGCGCGAGCGCTCACGCGCGGCCTGCGCGGCTTGCTCCTGTCGCATCACCTGCAGCACCTTCTGCGCGAGCGCATTCGCGTCCATGCCTGGCGACGCGTACACGTTGATCGTGATCGGCGCGGGCGCCGATGCCGGCGCGCGCGCGGCCGTTGCGGCAATCAGCGGCGGCCGGTTGTCGACGGAAAGCGGTGCGCTGCCCGCGATTGCCGCTCCCGTGAGGCCGATGCCTGCGCCGGCGGCGACGATACGCTTGCCGAGTTCGCGCACCGTCGCGAGCGGTCCGTCCTGGCCGTTGCGCAGCCCCTGCTCGAGGCCGGCCATCGTGAAGCCGCCGAGCGCGGCGAACACGCGGCTCGGCGAGTGGATGCCGAGCCGCTCCTTGAACCAGCTGACAACGCTGTCGCCAGCGCGCTGGATCGCGGTCTTCACGGCGCCCAGGCCATTGGTGATCCCGTCGACGAGCCCGGACATAAGGTTCGATCCGAACTCAGCGAAGCGCGTCGACGCATCAGCGAGGCCGCGGATGATGTCGGCCAGCCAGGCGCCGAAGGCTCGGCCGGCGCCCGTTGCGGCGTCGAGGCTTTCCTTGCTTGCGTCGACGGGTGGCAGTAGTCGTGTGAGCCAGTCCCACACACCCTTCGCAGCGCCCATCAGCCAGACGAACAGCGGTTTGAGCGGCGCGAACGCGGCGCCGAGTATCCCGAAGGCTTGGCTGACGAGCGGCGCGAGCGGCTTCAGGCCATCGGCCAGCCCTTGCCAGAAGCCCGAGAAAAACGCCTTGATCGGCTCCCAGTACCTGACAATGAGCAGCGCGGCAAGCGCGATGCCGGCGATCACGATGCCGATGGGACTCGTCAGCGCGACGCGGCCGACGAACAGCAACGTCCGCGCGATGGCGCCGAGCGCGCGCACCAGGACACCGCCCTGGATGCCGAGCATCGACATGCTGAAGCGCACGATCGCGAGCGGCCCGAGCACGGCCGCGAGCGTGATCGTCAGCGTGCCGAGCACGGCGAGCAGCACGCCGAGGCCGGCCGCGCCGGTCGCCACCGCCCGCGTGAACTTCGGATATTCCTTCGCGAAGCCGAGCAGCCGCTCGAGCACACTGGTGGTCAGCTCGAGCGCGCGGTTGTACACGGGCAGGACCTGCTCGCCGATCACGGTGCGCAGATTGCGGACCTTCTCCAGCGCGATCAGCTCTTTCCCTTCGGTTTGCTGCTGTCCGAGGGCATGCAGCTGGTCGATTCCGTACGCGCCGCGGTTCAGCCGCTCATTCTTGTGAATCTGCTCGCGCTGCATGTACATCGTGGCGAACAGGTTCGCGCCGTTGCCGTTCGTCATGATCGTGGAGAATTCCTCCAGAATCTTGGCGTCCGACGTGATGCCCTTGGCCTTCAGCTTCGGCAGCAGTACCTTCTCCATCCACTCGAATGGCGAGGCGTTGAAGAGGTTGCCGCCAATCAGCGCGCCGGGCTTGATCCGCTTCACATTGCCGATCGCGTTGTACTCGACCGACTTCTTGTCGACGAGGCCGAGCTCGACCAGGCGCTTTGCCGCGCGCACGGTCGTCTTGCCTTGCATCAGGTTGCTGTACGCCGCCTGCACGCCGGTGCCGGCCGCGTGACCGCCCATTTCCTGGATGAGCGGCTCCATCTGGTAATAGAACGCGTCCTGGCGCATCTGCTTCGCAGCGACCTTGCCGGTCTGGATGAAGTTGCGCCACTCGTCGCCGCCGACGCGACCGCCCGTTGCGGTCAGCACCTGCTGGACCATGTTCGCTTCTTTGATGAACGCTGCCTCGGATTTCGTGCCGCCGCGCAGCTCGATCACCTTCAGCATGTTCATGAACTTCTCTTCGTTCTCATGCCCCTGGTCGGCGCCGAACATCGCCTCGTTCGCGAACTTCATCTTCGCGAGCGTCGGCATGACCATCTGCGCGTGATGCTCGTCCGCAAAGATCGACATCGCGTCGCGCATCAGCGTCATGTTGTCGGCGATCGCTACGCCCGGCGTTTTCATCGCGCGCACGTAGCGCTCCGCATCTTGCGTCGCGTGTTCGCCGAGGCCGAGCCCGAGGATGCGGCCGCGCTCGTTCTGGATTTTCTTCGCCTCGGCCAGCGGCTCACGTAGGTCGGCAAGAATGTGCTGTCCCGTCGCGCGCGCGGCATACCCGCCGATCGCCATCTCAGCCGCGGCGCCACGCATGGCGCCCATCTTTGTACGCGCGGCCGCGATGCGCTGCTGGCGGTTGTTCATGGCGTCCAGGCGCCGCGCATGTTCCGTCAGCGTTGTGTTCGTTTCGGCGATGCTCGAGCGTAGCGCCCGCTGGTGTTCGACGAGATTGCGTGTACTGACGCCGCTCGCGGCGAGACTCGAGCGCACACCGTCGAGGCGCTGGCGTTCCTGATCGAGCTGGGCGGCAAGCGCCTTCGCCGCGCGTACGGCCTGCTGGTGTTCACGCGTGAGCGCGCGCGTTGGCGACTCGGCCGCTTTCATCTGCTGCGCGAGTTGGCGCACGCGCTCCTGCGCAGCGCGCGCCTTCGCCTCGGTTTCCTGCATGCCGCGACGCAGCTCCCGGAACTCGCCGATACGCTTCTGGGTGTCGCCGAGTTCCTTGAGCCGCGCGCGCGTATCGCGCAGGTCTTTCACCAGCGCGCGGTTGCGCCCGGTGATCTCGCGAATCGGGCGGCTCGCCTGGTCGAGCGCCTTGAGCACGACCTCGAGGCGCAGAGAGCGATCGCTCATTCGTCACCCTGCTCGTAGCGTTCACGAGCGCGCTCGCGCCAGTCCAGCAGCTCCGACAGACACATGGCGGCCATCACGTCGGGTGACCAATGGAACACGAGCGCGATGTCGGCCATCACGTCGTCGACGGTTCGAGGGAGACGTCCGCCTTCGAGGAGTTCGGCACCAAAAAACCGGCCACCTCCGTGCCGAGCTGCACCAGATCGGCCGGGTCCAGGCGCAGCACATCCTGCGTGGTGAGAACAGGATCGCTGATGCGCGGCAACACCTTCGACAACGCGATCACGTCCAGCTGCAGCACGTCGGTGAGCGCGACGCCGCGCAGCGCGCCGGCGAGCGGCTTCATCAGCGTGACAGCGGTGATTTCCTGCTCGCCGCGTTTGATCGGCGTATCGAGCGTAATGACGGCGGATTGCTTCGATTGCATGGTGTGTTTCCTGAAAGAGGGAATGGATTGGGATTACAGGCCGATGTCGCGGCGCTGCTGCGCGAGTCGGTCGACACCGCCGACAATCTCGACGAAGTTCGGGATGTCGATCTCGATCAAGGTCTCGCCGTTGCAGACGAGGCGGTAGTACGACAGCGACATCGTGCCGGTCTGGTCGGCGTTGTCGCCGGCCTTGGCCTTACCGGGGTCGATTTCCTTGTAGCGGCCGCGCACGTACACTTCGACCGCGTCCGTTTCTTCGGTGTCGTCGCGCTGGTAGGAACCGGCGAAGCGCACGGTGACGCCGTCGATCTTCGACGTGCCCCACGTCTTGAACATCTCCTTCATGAAGCCGCCCATCGTGAGGCCGAGCTCCATCTTCTCCATGCCGAGGTCGACGTCGACTTCGGCGTTCATGCCGCCGCCGCGATACGCTTCCATCTTGCGAGACAGCTTCGGCAGCTGGATTTCGGGCACTTCGCCGACGAACGAGACGCCGTCTTCGAACACGTTGAAATTCTTGAGTTTGGATGGCAGAGCCATTGCGTTTCCCTATGGTGAGTGCCGTGACGTCAGACCGCGATGCTTTGCGCGAACTTGAGCAGGTAGCGGTCCGTGATGCGCTGGCGGAACGTCAGGTCTTCGAGCGGAGGGGTCGGGCAGAAGTCGTAGTCGAGGAAGCCCTGGCCTGCCTTCAGCGAATCCTTCTCGTTGGCGGCGGGATCAAACCAGCACTCGCCATCGATGAGGTAGCCCGCCGTCTTCCATGCGCGGAACTTCGCGTTCACACCGTCCACGATCTCTTTGATCAGCGTGCGGCTCATCGGCTGGTCGACCGCCCACATATGCGCCTCGGCCATCGTGTCGGCGATCACCTGCGCGGTGCGCACGTAGTTCTCGAAGGCCCATAGCTTGTCCTGGGAACAGGTACGCGATCCCCATAGACGGTAACCGTCCGAGTTCACGAGCGTGGTGACGTCGTGGCTGTTCAAGTAGCCGGCATCGGTATTCGGATCCTGCAGATCCCAGAACACGTCGCGGCTGATGCCCGTGACGCCGTTCACGACGACGTTCGAGATCGTCTTGTGCCAGCCCATTTCCTCGTCGATCTTCGCGCGCATGCCGAGCGCGCGCGCCGTCGCCCACGTGATGTCCTCGGCGTTGGTTGCGGTGTTCCAGTTCACGAAGTCCGGCCAGATCGTCATCAACTCGCGCTGACCGAAATTGGCCCGGTGGGCGACCGCCTCTTCCTTGGTCTGCGCGCCGAACGCGCTGACGTATGCGAAGCCGCGCAGCTTCTGTGCGATCGTGGCGAGCTCGGCGGCAACCGGCAGCGTGTCGAGGCCGGGACAGCCGAGCACGCGCGGCTTCACCCCGAGGCGGCTCTTCGCCGCGAGCAGCGCCTTCATGCCGGTGTACTGGCCGTCGGTCGTCGTGGTGCCGATCACGTTGCTGGTCGTCGCGTCTGCATCCTTGCCGGTCGGCACGCGCACGGCGACGATCATCGGCGAGGTTTGCGCGGCGATCGCATCGAGCGCGCGCGCGAGCGTGCCCTTGGTGCCGGCCTTGCCGATCGCGGCCTGCACGTCCGTGATGAGGGCGGGACGGTTTTCGGGGAAGGTGGTCGGATCGGCGTCGTCGCCGGTGCAGACCATACCGATCACGGCCGTGCTGACCGTGCGGATGGGGCGCGTACCGTCATTGAGTTCAATGACGCGTACGCCGTGGTGGTAATCAGAGGGCATGCAATCTCCCGGAAGTGAGGCTCCCGAAAAGATTGCCGCTCGCGCGCGCGCAGATCACGCGCGCATGGTTGTGCAGCGGCCGGCCACAACCGAAAGCGCGGCGGGATGGTGTTGTGCCGCAACGGTCGATGTATCGAGCTCGGCAAGCCGCGTGGTTGCGACCTGGTGGTAGACAGGCTCCAGCTCACATCCGATCCAGTTCAGACCCACTTGCTTCGCCGCGACGAGGAACGTGCCGGACCCGGCAAACGGGTCGAGCACAACCCCGCCGGCCGGCGCCAGCCGCACGACGTCGCGCGCGAGCTGCGCGGGCTTCTCCGTCATGTGGCGCTTCGGGTGCGCCAGGCGTTCGGAGAACACGCCAGGCAGATACACGTCGGCGCGTCGCACCGCGCCCTTCGTCGCCCACACCAGGAATTCGGTCTGCTGCGCGAAGCCGCCGGCGCGCGGCCGTGCGCGGCCGTTCGTCTTGTCCCACACGGCGACCCCGCGCCACGTGAAGCCCGCCGCCTGGACGGCATCGGTGAGGCTCGGCAACTGGCGCCAGTCGACGAAGCAGACGAGGTGCGCTTCGTTACGACTGACGCGATAGACCTCGGAGAGCCAGGTCATGCACCAGAACGTCCATGACCGTTGATCCTTGCTATCGTGCTGGAACTCGGGGTAGACGGTCTTCACGTCCCCGCCGATGTACTTGCTCGACGGCGACTGGCTGCGCGACGCACTGGTCGTGCCGCCGGACGAGTAGGGCGGATCCGTGAAGGTCAGATCGACACAGCCGTCGGGTAGCGCGCGCAGCACGCTGAGTGCGTCGGCTTGGTGAATGCGGTTGATCAGGTCAGCGGGGATGAGTGATTGCATGGGGCGATTCCCTCTTAGCGGAGGCTCGATGGCCTGCGGGTAAGGGGCGCTCGGCCCTCAACACGTTCATGGCCCGGCAGCGCGGGCATTTGATGGTTAGCCGGATGTACTCGCCGGCTCCGAGTTTTCGGTTACAGCTTCCGCAACGGATGTCCTGCATCGGTTAATTCCTGCTTGTGCTAGGATGCCGGCGCCTCTCGAGAGGTGTCGCGGCCCTGGCCAATCCTGCAGGCGTGCTCTGCGGGTGCGGGGCGTGCGCGATGTTGCCGCATCGCGCACGTCGCCGCGTCCTTGTCTTCCGGTCTTCTTATGCGGCGGTCTCCGTTTCGACGGCCATGGATTCGTCGTGCGACGTCGCCGCGCCGGCTGGCGAATCGAATTCCGGCGCCGGCGGAGCGACATACGGCGCTGGCTCTTCCGGCCACACCACATTCGGGAACGTTTCGCGATTCAGCGTATGCGTGAGCCGATCGGCATACGCCGACCACGCGCGATAGTTGTATTGCTCTTCGTCCGACAGCTCGCCTGCCGCATACGCGTCGGCTTTCCCGTCAATAAAGCTCTTCGCCTTCGCCATCCGCGCCTCGAATTCAGCGAGCGCCGGTTCGCACGCGACTTCGAAGGGAACCGGATCGTCGGGCCAATGCACGGTCTCGGGAAAACCGTCCGACTGAATTACGCGCACCAGATCGAGCTGATAGGCGGACCATGCGCGGAAGTAATACACCTCCTCCATCGACAACAGCCCTGCTGCATACGCGTCCGCCTTGCCAGCGTTCATCTGACGCGCGCGCGCCATACGCGATTCGAACTCGACCATCGCTGCTTCCCGTGCTCGTTGAGCCACGAGCGCGGGATCGATGACCCAGCCGCCGTCGCGCCACACGTGCTCCGGCGACGGACGTGGAATTTCGGTGAGCCCCTGTGCTTCGGGCGTCGTGCCGGCCGCGAGGATTTCGGCCGGTTCGCCGGTGTCCTGTCGATACAGAACCTGTCCGCGGTGATCAGGCAGGAGCGTCCATGCACCGTTACGGTAAAACGGCCAGGTGCGCGGCGTGCGCTCCGGCAGTGGATCGAGCGTACTGAACGCTGGCACGAGCCAGCGATTCGGGTTCTTCGGATCCACGTCGGCGAGGTGGCTGGAAATGTACTGTCCGGTTTCGGCGTCGTATTGATGGATGAGCATAGGTGTCGTTTCAGTAAGCGCGAATCATGGCGAGCATGGCGATGTTCCGGGGACGGGCCTCGTTGCCGCCGTCCCCGTTCACGGTAATGGCATGCGCGTGTGCGCCGGCGCCGCCGATCCCGACGTTATGGCTGTGCGTGCCGGAGCCTTCGGTATTGAACTCGTGTGCGTGATCGCCGGACCACGCGATGTCGGCCGAATCGCCTGCACCGACCGCCTGCTCGGAGCCGCTACCGGCCTGGTCGGAACCGGTTAGCGACCCACCGTAAGGCGGCCGCAGTAAGCGGCTGAAAATCCCGTTGTTGTGATTGTGTCCGCCGCCGCCGCCCGTCCAGCCGTGGTGACCATGCCAGCCTTGCGCGTCCGTCCAGGCGCCGTGCGTATGGTCGCCGACGGCTGCCGACGATGCCCCGTGCGCATGCCATGCGTTCTGGAAGCTCTGGAAAGTGCCAATCCCGCGCGCAGAATCCGCGCCGCGGCCGTCGTCCCAGCAGCGCAAGAATTCGCCGCGCAGCTCGGGTAGCCGGAACGTCGTCGCGCCGTCGCCCGTCGAGAAACACCCCCAATTGTTCTGCCCCCACGCCGACTCGGCGACGAGCGCGCCGCTCGCCTGTGCGTACGCCCACAGCGCGGGATAGTCGCTGCGATTGACGAGCGCGCCGTTCAACTTCAGAAAGCCGGCGCGCACGCTGGTGCGCGGCTCGAACACGATCGTGCCGATGCCGGCCGACGCGATCGCTGCGACAACCCATTCGGTCGTTGGCACGCGCTTCGATGCGTCGCCCGACGGTGGCGTTTGCGCCGTGATGAGGCCGCCGACGTCGAGCGTGCCGCGAAAGCCGGTATTGCCGGTACGCGTATCGAACCAGTGCGAAAACTCCGTTCGGGGCACGGGCATGCCGTCGATCGTCGGCGCGAAGCCGATGCCATACCACGAACGCAACGCGACGTTGGTCGTCGAGGCGGATGCACCATCGCCGTTGCCCGCGCCGAGAATCGCGCCGGTGCCGCCCGGCGCCGACGCAAGATGCACGACGTCCCGTGTGCTGACGCGGCCCGAGAAGTCTGCGCCGGAAAGATTGGCCTTCGCGTCGAGCCGTGGCTTGAGCGTAGCCGGCGTCACCGCGCGCGTCGCGTCAGTACCTGCGGCGACCTCTTCCGTCGTCGCGAGCTCGACGACGCCCTTGCGGTCCATCGTCGCCGGTGGGTTCAGGAACGTGGCGGGGCCGAACTGGAGCTGCGATGCGTCGATCGACTTGAATACGATGTCACTCGCAAGCAGCATCATCGCCGCCGGAGACTTTTCCAGAATGGGCGTGTCCTGAACGTAGACGCCGAAGAGCACACCGTTGTCGAGGTACAGACCGTACGCGAACAGCGAATACTGATCGTCGGTGTCGTCCTGGATGACGACATGCACTGTATCGGGCGCGACGTTTTCGCCGCCGAACGTGGTCACGCGTTTGCGCTCGGCCGGCAAGGTTTTCATGCCCTTGTCGAAGGTGAATGCCGCAGTGCCGAGACCGACTTCGGTCACGCGGCGGGCAACCGTGCCGGTATTGCCAGCTGCGACGAGCGCCGCGCGTCCGGCGTCGGTAATGTTGATGAGGTTTCCAGCCATGTTCAGGTTTCCGAGAGGGACAGCCGGCGATAGACCGCGGCGCGTGCGCCCGCGCCGACCTGCTGCGTGCCGATCGCGCTGTAGCCTTGCTTGAAGATGTAGTGCGCGGTTCCCCGCTTCGCCCGATCGACTTCGGCGCGAATGTCGGCGACGTACTGCGCGGTGGCCGGCACGCCTTCACGACTGCCTACCGTCATCACGATCTCGAACGTGCCCGGCACGCCGCGCGGCGTCATCTCGAACCATTCGCGCATCACGACGTTCGCGCCGAACGACGCGCAGACGTCGCGCACGGCGTCGGCCGTGCCCTTTTTGCGGGCGATGCGAATTGCCGATTTCACACGCGCGCGCTTGACCTGCTCGGGCCATTCGTCGCGCCACGTGTCCACGCCCATGTGCCACGCGAGCCACGGCAGAAAGCGCAGCGGGATCCGGTCCGGGTCCATCAGCGTGTCGAGCTCGACCGGGATGTCGAGCAGGTCCGCATTGGCTTCGGCGAGGCGTCGCTCGAGCGCCGTCGCGTTCGGCGGCAACAGTGAACGGGTCGGTTTATTCATCGGCTACCCCGCCGTCGATCAGCTCGATACCGGTGCAGTACGGCGCCTCGTCGATCGCGATCGGCACGCCGTTGGCCGGTGTGTCGAGCAGCACCTTCTGGACGCCGGCCACGCGCATTGATGCATACAGGCCGTCCAGCGTGATCTCGGAACCAGGACGGTGCATGGCATCTGCGAACTGCTGAGCGTTCTTCCGCGACGCAGCGATCGCAACGGCGCGGTCCGGTCCGTTGAAGAAGCGCAGCGTCGCGCGGATCGCGTACGGCACGATCTTCGCGCTCTGGACAATGACCTCGTCCGCCTGCGGGCGCTTCTTTTCGAGGTTCTTCCGGACGATGCCGAGCAGTTCCTCGCTGGCCGTGCCGTCGCCTTCGCGCGATAGGATCGTGACGATCATCACGCACGGCGACGGGCTGTAGGCGGTTGCCGCCTTCACACGCCCATCCGCCGCGCGTGCGTGGAACACGTACGCATCGTCGGGGCCGGCTACCGAAAAGCCGCGCGGCGCGAGCTGGATGCGCTCGCGCAGGCTGTCGTCGTCCTCGTAGACCGGATCGATGCCGTTGTCCGGGTCACCGGCCGAGATCAGCAGACGTTCGACATCGAACAGCGCGCCGATGTGCTCCAGCGTCGTGCGCTTCGCGTACGCGAGCAGCAAGCCGCGCGCCTTCTCGTTCACCAGCGCGAGCAGCAACATTTTTTCGTAGGCACCTTCCTGCAGCAGTTTGACCATCGGCTCGGATTCGAGCTCGAGGGCGGCCGCGATCTCGTCCTGCTGTTCCTTCGGGTACAGGGAAATGAGCCGGGCCTTCTTCTCGGCGAGGATCGTCTCGTAGTCCAGCTCTTCGACGATGTCCGGGGCCGGCAGCTGCGACAGGTCGATCGGCGTCGTTCTCATTCCGCGCCTCGACCTGCAATGCGGCCACTCGTCGTGGGCAGGCGCATGGAGAAAGGCGTGCCGGCGCGCGGGCCGTCGGTGCGCTCGCCATGCAGCTCCAGCACGGCACCGCCATCGATGCCGGTGGCGGCGAAATCAACCTGATTGACCTGAATCCGCCGCTCCCAGCGGGCCAGCGCCATGACGGACGCCGCCATCACCCGCATGCGCATCAGCGGATTAACCGGCCCGTCGATGAGCGTAGGCAGAAGCGAACCGTAGTCGCGCCGCATGATGCGCGTGCCGAGCGGCGTGAACAGGATGTCCGCGGCGGATTGCTCAATGTGGGCCTGGCCGGCGATCGCGCGGCCAGTGCGTGCGTTCATGCCGATCATGCGCCACCCGCGAGCGGTTTCGAGGTCTGCGCGAATTCGCCTTGCGCCTGGTGCGGGTGCTTCACGAGGCTCACGTTTTGCGACTGCACGTCGACGTCTGCTGACACGACGCCGGTGAAGTGGGCGCTGCCCTCGATCTCGATCACGGCGCGCGTGCCCGTGCCGCCTCCATTCTTGCCTGTGGCGCCGGACTCGAATTTGAGTGGTCCCTTCACAAGCAACGCGCCCGTCACGGTCGTATCGTCGGCGTCGAGGGTGACGGTCTTTGCCTTGACGGTTGCGCTGTTGGTTTCGACCGTGACGCTGCCCGGCGCGACGACATGCACGGTCGCGCCGGCGGGCAGCGTGGCGGTGAGCGCGTGCGCCGCGAAGTCGTATGCGATACGTGCGCCGTCGCCGTACATGCGCACGTGTTCGTGCGGATTCGAGCTGGGCGCGTCGTGACCGTCGCAGTACACCCCAGGCAGGAACAGACCGGTGGTCGGTTCACCCGACGGACACAGCAGCAGTCCGGGTTCGCCGATCGATGGCGGATCCCACACGATGCTGTCGCCGGTGCGCTGCGCGAGCCAGCGAATCCAGTCAGTTTGCAGGCCGCCTGACTCGACGCGCACGCGACGGGCATCGTGGTCGACCTCGATCACGGTGCCCTCGCGCAACAGGCTTTCGAGGCGGCGATTCAGATCAGCAAAATCATCCATGCGGCAAGGATGCCGCGCGCGCGGGAGATGGTCATGCACTGGATGTTGTGCAGGAACCTGTGACAACCACTGCTGTTCGTCACCTAACGTTCGAGCTCTTCAGTCTGAAGTATCAGTTCGTCTGCTTCGAGCTGCAGTGTTCGCAAATTGTGGCATTCGGCCAAATCGCGAATGGCGTAGAGCCTCTTGCGCCAGTACTTTGGTTCAGCAATCCGGGTTTCCGACGCGAACTGGTTTCGTGACGCGCGAAGAATCCGGATTGCATTTCTGATATGTACTAAGTCCTTCTTTATGGAATCGTGCGGGTACATGATCACACCGTCGTATTTGCAGATGAGCACGTAATGCACGCCAATATTCAGACGTTTTTCGACGTGTCGGGAGTAGTCCGGAAGTATGCGGGTGCGTTTGCGTTGACAGCATGAAACATGTTTTCTTGGTGTAGCGCAATGAGGGTTCGCCGCTGCGCAACCGCGCGAAACCTACCGCGCCAGAAAATCGAGGACGATGTCCGCGATGCGCTCGACGTCGGCGTCCGCGAGACCCAGCAGCTCGCGCGCCGGATACTGCACGATCGGCCCGTTGCGCTGCACCCGATCGCGCAGGCCCTCCTGATGCACGCGTGCGATGCGCTCGACGTCGCGCGTGAAATGCAGCACCGACGCATCGGCGCTCGAGGCGGTTTTCAGGAAGCGGGCAGTGCGCAGCTTGGAGAACATCGCGCGCCGGATGCGGCCCTTCTTGCGCCGCGCCTGCGGCTTGCGCGGCGTGTATCTGCTGCCGTCTGGGTTCCGGGCTTCTGCAATGCGTCGCGACTGGCGGCGGCGCAGCTCGGCTGCCAGCTCCTTGGCCAGTCGCGCGCGCTGCGCGCTCGTGAGGTGGCTGAGCAGGCCCGAGGCCCATTCCTCGGCGCGGGAGAGGCGGTCAGCCATCAGGTCCCCGCGATAGCGGGCTCGCCGAAGTGGCGGATCTCGTAGCCGTCCGGGCGCTCGGTGACGCCGACACGCTCGGTCAGCTTCAGCAGAATCTCGACGTCCGATTTACCATTGTCGAGCAGCTCCGCCTGGAACTTGAAGCCGTCTCGGCAGAGATCGCGGTTCAGCAACAGCTCGGGCTGGTGAACCTTCAGCCACGCGATGATCGGCACCATCAGGTGATCAGAATGTCCGGCGTAATCCGTCACGACGATGTCGAGCGTGTACGCATACTCGAACGACAGCGAATTCGCTGCGGTGACGGCAATCGACCCGTGTTCGATGAAGATGTGCAGCCGGTCCGGATCGCGCGCGAACTCGGGCAGGGCGGCCGTCAGCGCTGCGCGCAGGCTGTTCGGTTTGTTCACGGCGCTTCCTTCTCGATGTCACGCACGCGCGCCTGCAGAGCGATCAGCTGTTCGGCGTTTTCGTGGCAGGTGGTGTAGTTATCGGCGACGGTCGCGGCGACGGCAGAGAGTGCAACGCCCGCGGCGGCCGCATCAGTGCTTCCGGGATGTCCCACCGGCACATTCGCGGCGGCTGCGTCGTGCACGCGCACAAACCCGAGAGGAACAACACAGGCGCGATCAGCTTCGCGATCCACATAAACGGGTACCTCTTTGATGATGGTGTCGCCCTTTTCGCGGACAACCCGGACACGGTCGACGTACTGCGTGACGATCTTCACGTCGCGACGCGCCGCGTCGCGCTCGGCTGTCCGTTCGCGCACGTCGCGCGCGAGATCGTCGGCGTGCTGGCCGGCGCTGACCAGGAGCGCATGCTGGATCGCGATGACGACGGCCGCGGCGAGCGCGATCGCGCCGGCGACGAGAATGCGAGCGCCGCCCGTCATGCGACTGCCCGGCTGTAGCGCTCGAAGGCTCGTTCGAGCTTCACGTCGTACAGGTGATCCGCGTAATCGCGGCCGTTGTACAGCTCGGCGAACTTCGCCCATTTCCGGCCGCGCAGAGCGGCGAGCAGCGCCTTGTCAGCGAGGATGAAGCGCACGAACGCCTCGAGGTGCTCGGCTTCGCTGACCTTCATCGCTTCGACGAACGCGAATACGTCCGGATAGCCGAGCATGTTCCAGTGAAAGCCCATGATTTGGAACCCGCCCCAGCTCGCCGCTTCGAGTGCGCACGCGGCGGAAATTTGCGACGCGGTCGCCAGGCGCGCGTATTCCGCCGTGCCGCCGGCGTAGCCACCGGGCTTCGGGTTGACGACGCCCGGATACTTTGCCGCGAGCGCGTCGGCGTCCAGGCCGGCGGCCGCGAGCTGCCGATACATGATGTGCCGCTCGAACAGGATCACAGGACGGCCGTCCGGGAGAAAGCCGGCGCCGCGCGACTCGACTTCGTTGACTGCGCGCACGGCCGCGAGATCGACCTGCAGCCGATCGGCCGCGCGCTGCAGATCCGCATCAGTCAGGTGCCGCGGATCGCGCCGGCCGGCTGCCAGTGCCGCCCACGTCTTCGGGCCGGCGATGCCGTCGGCGACCAGGCCGTGCGACGCCTGGAATGCCACCACGGCGCCGCGCGTCGCGATGCCGTAGATTGCGTCGGTGTTGATGCGCGCGCCGGCCGCGATGAGCTGGCGCTGCAGGTAGGCGACGTCGGAGCCGCGGTCGCCTAGGCGCAGGGTTTTATACATGGCGCCCCCACGGTTTGAACTGCAGCACACGCGCGATCAGCGAGTCGCGCGGATTGCCGCGGTGGAACAGCTCGACGACGTTGCCGCGCACGCCGTACACGGCCAGGCACAAGACGCCGACGAGGACGGTGTCAGCCACATTTGCCGGCGGCAGCACGCCGAACGCGGCGCGAATGGGCGCGGCGCCGGCGGCAACCGCGAGTGCGTAGGCGAGACACGACGCGAGCGGTCGGTGGGCGCTCGTGCCGCGGCGAAAAATCACCAGACGCAGCGCGAGCGCGGCGCACAGCAGCACGTAGACGGCCGTGAGCATCACTTTTCCCTCCCCTTGAACACGTTCAGCAACCGGTCGGGAGCGTCGGCCTGCGCGATTAGCCACAGCAGCAGCTTCACGACGAGTGCCGAGGCGATCAGCGCGCCGATGCCGGCGTGGACTACGATTCGCGCGGGAAGCACGACGTCGAGGCCGGCTGCGAACAGGTCCGCGGTCAGGCATCCGGCCACGAACGAGATCACGAAGAACGCGACCCGTTTCGGGATCGATGGGTCGGCCGCGGTCATCACGAACAGCAGCGAGCCGGCGAAGGCGCCCATGACGACATTGGCGTCGACGCCGGGAAACAGCGACAGCGTCGCGACACCGAGCGCCGCGGCCGTCGCGGACGACGTGGAAATAGGTTCAGCCATTCTCAGTCCCATAACTGGAGCCGCTCGGCGCCGGATTGCGCCGCTTGCGGTACTTCGTCGGGCAGCTCGACGAGCAGCCCGTGAGGCAGGATCGGGCCGTACTGCGCGAGATCCCGGTTCAGCTCGAGCACCGCCTCGACGACACCGCGCGTGCGGCCGAGCACGCGCCAGCACAGCGCGTCGACGGTTTCGCCCTGGAGCGCGCGTACCCACATCAGGACAGCTCCTGACCGTCCGCACCGTAATGGGCGATGAGCCGCGGTTTCAATGACGCCAGCCGACGCGCGCGTACTGCGGCCTGCAGCATCAACGACGCAGTGTCGAGGTCGGAGCACAGCGCGATTTCGCGCCAGAAGAGCCCCGCGACGCGGCGTTGCACCTGAAACGGTGCCGCGACGTGTCGGCCGTTAATGACGCGGTCCTGCGGCAGGCGACGAATTCGGTACGTTGCTCGCATCAGATCAGCTCCACGGTCAAGCGCGGCCGGCCCACGATGTCGCTGATCGCCCAGCGCGCATCGCGGCGCAGTTCGTCGCTCTGAGGCTCCAGCTCGTCGGCGCGGCGCGCACCGTCGCCGGTCGTGTCGTAGTCGCGATAGCGCTCGATGAGCGTTGCCTTCGCCAAGCAGTAGACGGCGCGCCGGTAGTGCTGCAGCAACACGCTTTCGCCGTCGAGCTGGTCGGCCGGTACATCGGCGAGCCGGGCGAAGCCGGCATCGCGCCACGCCGCGCGCGCCGCGCGCAATTCGTCATTGACGCTGGCGATTGCCGCGAGCAGCTCGTGCCGCAAACGGGGATCGGTCACAGATCCGTCGAGGCGCATCGTGTCGCGTGCGTGTTCGAGTGACACGTCCGGATAGAACGCGTCATTCGCAATCGGCGGCGCCGCCGTTTGCGGCGGCTGCGCCAGCGGCGGGGTCGAGACAAAGGACATGGTCGTGTTCGTCACGTTGAAAATGTGAGGCGGTGGACGGGGCTTTCGCGCGGGCAGCGCCGGCTACGGCCCCGTGCCGCCTGGTGCGCGGGGTACGCTCGGTGTCAGCCATCGGGGCCGCGCTGGCCCCCGCTGGCAGAGTTCTTCAGCTCGCGCTCGAGCCGCTCGATGTCCTTCTTCACGCCGACGTTCGCGAAGAGCTGAAGCGCGCGGCGCAGGTGGTCCAGGGCACGCGACGGCTCGGCGGCGGTGAGCCCGTAGCCGATTGCCTTGTGCAGCTTCGCGCGCACTTCATCGGGCATGTCGGCGCCCGTCGTCAGCTGCTCGATTTCGAGCAGCGGCTCGACCTGGATCGGCTCGCCTGCGCGATGCGCGCGCAGCGCGGCCTCGGCGAATTCCTCGACGAGCAGGCACGGTGTGCTGCGCTTGTACTGGTCCGGAAGCGGCAGCCCGTGCCGCAGCGCGTACGAGCCGATCTCCAGCGCACCGCGGAAGTCACCGACGTCGACGCGCCACACCATGACCGTCATCAGCACGTCGTCCTGCGCGCCGGCGGCACCCTCTAGCACGCCCGCGACCCAGGCGTCGTACGTCGGCAGGAACTGCCGCTTCAGATCGGCCTTGCGCTCGAGCGACTCGACGGCCTTCAGCGCGCGGCGATGCTCGTCGAGCTGCGCCAGCATCAGCATGTACACCGAGTCGTCGCGCAGCCCGCCGACGCCCGCCGGCGTGCCGCGCGCGGCCTTCGCCGCGACAGTGCGCTGGAAGTGTTGGCGGAACGGGTTCGTCATGCGCCACCCTGCGCAGCGGCCGGTGCGTCGTCGACGAGCTGGATGTTTTCGACCACGCAGCCGGCGCCGTACTGCTCGATCACGTACGCATCGTTCGAGCTTTCGTAGTTTTCGACGCGATCGCGCTCGGGAACTTCCTTCAGCGAGCGCCGGCGCGCGCTGATTTGCCAGTAGATCGACAGGTTGTCCAGTCGCGTGACCATCAGCGCGTGAGCCGGGAAGTACGGGACGGTGACGGCCGGCAGGTTGCCGAGTCGCTTCTGCGACACGACGATGTCGGTCGCGAGCGTTTCGGTCGACGGCTGCGCCTGGTTGATGAGCGGGAAATACTTGTCCTGCAGCAGCTCGCGCCCACAGATCACGACGAGATTCGGGTCTTCCGCGTACCACGGGTCGAGGAACTCGTTGCGCGCGAGCGTGACGACGGCGTCGAGGTTCTTGAATTCCTCGCCCTTGCCGACCTTGGCACCGGAGAACACGCGTTCCTTCGCGTTGTTCCGATACTGCTGCAGCCAGCCGATGTTCACGTCCTGCAGCAGCGGATTCGCCACGAGATCGGTGTCGGCCGCGACGCGCTCGCCGTTCCAGCCGATCATGATGCGGTCGAGCGCCTGGCGCACAATGATCGAATCGCGCACACGCGCCTGGAAGTCCGGAAACTTCGCCCACGCGTCGAGCTGTTGGTAGCGAATATGGGTGTCGTAGTTCGTCTTCTCGCAGCGGTACTTCTGGTTGTCGAGCGCCGAGACGTCGCGTGTCTCACGCGCGCGCTTGGTCGTATCGGTGCGGCTCGCGATCGGGCCGGACACACCGAGGCCGATCTTCTCGCCTTCCATTTCCTCGACGCCGTGGATGTTGATCCGAGAGAGGAATGCGCTCGATTCCTGAATTTTCGTTTCGAGCGTTTGCTGCACGCTGGGCACGACGGAAAACTTCTTCGTCGCATCGCTGATGCCGTTCAGTTGTTCAATACGCTGGACGTAGCGGTTATAGAGCGCGCGGGTGTCGTTCCGCATGGATTCTCCGTTTTACGAAATTGGGTGGTGAGGTCGATCAGCAGTCGGTCAGCACGGCGTTGTCGCCGCCCGTCGACGTCGGCCGTTGCTGGCGGTCGCTGTCGGTGCGCGAGAGCTTCTGCACCAGATCGGAATGGCGCGCTTCAGCGTCTTTCAGCGCGCGTTTCACGTCGGCCAGCTCGCCGCTGAACCGCTCGACCTGGTCGAGCACCTGGCTCTGGCTTTCGGCGACCGCCACGACCGATTGCGACAGATCGGAGAAGCGCTGATCGTCGGACGCTTCCTTGCGATTGAGCAGGTTGCGGACCTTGGAGAACAGCGAACGCGCGGCGTCGCTCGTGCGCGTCGGGGCTTCGTCCTCGAGCTCGATGTCGGCTTCCACCGCGGCGCTGAAGAGGTTTTCCGGGCGCAGCTTGCGCGTGTCGAACGCACGGTTCTTCGCGCTGAAAGCGAGCATCTCGGTGCCGAGGCTCGCCGGGTTGTCCGTGACGGCCAGACCGACCAGATATGCCTCGCCGGTGCCCGCGAAGTCCGGGTCGACCTCCATCGACGTGTAGACCTTCTGCCGCTGCTCGGTGGTCATTGCGATCAGATCCTTGGTCGGCGAGAGCTGCGCGAGCAGACGCATCTTGCCGTCCTGCTCTTCGGCCTTCAGCGCAATCACGTCGCCATACGAGCGAAACGCGCCATCGGGATAAAGCCCGCGAATGTGTTCCATGTTGATGCGCGCGCCGTACACCGCGGGATCGTACGAGCGGGCCATTTGTTCGAGCATCGCGCGATCGATCGTGCGACCGTCCGTGGTCGCGCCTTCGGTCGCGATCCGGAAAAACTTCGTCTTCTTCGTGTCCTGTGCCATGTGCGAAACCTCTGAGAGGGCAGGGTGCTGTATTCAGGGATTCCAGTGTCGGCAGTTCGCGATGGCGTCGCAATGAACAGCGGTTGTGTGCGCAACTAGTACAACCGCCGGCAGTAGGGCTCGCGCGCGCGCGTCGGTAGCCTTGCCGCATGACTGCACTTCTCATTGATTCATCTGACGTTGATCCACGCCGACGCGCACGTGATCTCTACTGGCAGGGCTATCGCATCGCGCGTATCGCCGACATGCTCGGTGAGAAGCCGGCCACGCTGTACAGCTGGAAGCGGCGCGATCGATGGGACGAGACCGAGCCGGTCGATCGCGTCGCGCTGTCGATGGAGGCGCAGCTGATTCGGCTCGTCGTGAAGGAGAAGAAAGAAGGGCGCGACTTCAAAGAGATTGACCTGCTGACGCGCCAGCTCGACCGGCTGCGCACGCGCCCGGCGAACGACGCGAAGGTGAGCCAATGCGGGAGCGCGGGCGGGACGAGACGGTCGCGCAGCGCGGACGAGCGCAACGCGTTCACCGACGAGCAGATCGAGAAGCTGAACGATGCATTCCTCGAATCGATCTTCGACTATCAGCGCACGTGGTATCGCGCGGGATTCAAGGAACGAATCCGCAACATCCTGAAGAGCCGGCAGATCGGCGCGACGTGGTACTTCGCGCGCGAGGCATTGCTCGACGCGCTGAATACCGGCCGCAATCAGATCTTCCTTTCGGCCAGCAAGGCGCAGGCGCACGTCTTCCGCCAGTACATCGTCCAGTTCGCCAAAGACACGGTTGGCGTCGAGCTGAAGGGCGACCCGATCGTGTTGCCGAACGGCGCGACGCTGTACTTCCTCGGCACGAACGCGCGCACCGCGCAGAGCTACCACGGCAACCTGTATTTCGACGAGTACTTCTGGGTGCCGCGCTTTCAGGACCTGCGCAAGGTCGCGTCCGGCATGGCGATCCACTCGCAGTGGCGCCAGACGTATTTTTCGACGCCGTCGAGCCTCGCACACGACGCGTATCCGTTCTGGTCCGGCGCGCTGTTCAACCGCGGCCGCCCGAAGGATCAACGCGTGTCGATCGATATTTCAAATGCCTCGCTCGCGGCGGGCCGCGCGTGCGGCGACGGCCAGTGGCGGCAGATCGTGACCGTCGAGGACGCCGTGCGCGGCGGCTGCAACCTGTTCGACCTCGAGCGCCTGAAACTCGAGTACAGCGCCGACGAATACGCGAACCTACTGCTGTGTCAGTTCATCGACGACTCGCTGTCGGTGTTTCCGCTGTCGGCACTGCAGCCGTGCATGGTCGATACCTGGGAAGTGTGGGACGACTTCAAGCCGCTGTACCTGCGCCCCTTTGGCGACGAAGAGGTGTGGATCGGCTACGACCCGTCGCATACAGGCGACAGCGCTGGCTGCGTCGTCGTGGCACCGCCGAAATATTCGGGCGGGAAGTTCCGCGTGCTTGAGCGGTTCCAGTGGCACGGCCTGGACTTTGAGGCGCAGGCCGCGCAGATCGAGGCGCTGACCCGGCGCTACCGCGTTACCTACATCGGCATCGATACGACCGGGATCGGGCAGGGTGTCTACCAGCTCGTCACGAAGTTCTTCCCGGCTGCGACGCCGTTCCACTACTCGGTCGAGATCAAGACGGCGCTCGTGATGAAGGCACAGAACGTGATCCGCAAGGGCCGATTCGAATTTGACTCGGGCTGGAAGGATCTCGCTGCGTCATTCATGGCGATCAAGAAGACGCTCACGCCCAGCGGCCTGCAGGTCACGTACAAGGCGAGCCGCTCGGAAGATGCGAGCCACGGCGACCTCGCCTGGGCGTGCATGCACGCGCTCGCGAACGAGCCGCTCGAGGGAGCGACGGGCACCAACACCGGATTCATGGAGATTTTCTGATGTCACGCAAGTATCGACGCGGCGCCGCGCGCCGCATCCGAGACCGCGGCGAACAGGCCGCCGACACGTCGACGGCGGAGGCCACGCGCGCGGAAGTGTTCTCGTTCGGCGACCCGATCGCCGTGCTCGATCGACGAGAGCTGCTCGACTACGTTGAGTGTATGCGGATGGGAAACTGGTACGAGCCGCCGCTGCCCCTGGATGGGCTCGCGCGCTCGTTCCGCGCCGCGCCGCATCACAGCTCGGCCATCTACGTGAAGCGCAACATCCTCGTGCAGTCGTACATCGAACATCCGCTGCTGTCGCGTGCGGACTTTAGTCGGTACGTGCTCGAGTACCTGGTCTTCGCGAACAGCTACCTCGAGCTGCGCACGAATCGGCTCGGGCAGCCGATGGCACTGAAATGCTCGCTCGCGAAATACACGCGGGTCGGGGTCGAGCCGGGTCAGTACTGGTTCGTGACGAACGTGCGTGAGCCGTACGCCTTTCCCGCTGGCGCCATCTATCACCTGTACGAGCCGGACCTGAACCAGGAGATTTACGGGCTGCCCGAATACCTGTCGGCGCTGAATTCGACGTGGCTCAATGAGAGCGCGACGCTGTTCCGGCGGCGCTACTACAAGAACGGTAGCCATGCGGGCTTCATCCTGTATATGACCGACGCGGCCGAGAAGCAGGAGGACGTCGACAACCTGCGTGAGGCGCTGCGAAACGCGAAGGGGCCAGGCAACTTCCGGAACCTGTTCATGTACGCGCCTAAGGGCAAGAAGGACGGCATCCAGCTGCTGCCGATCGGCGAGGTTGCGGCGAAGGACGAGTTCTGGAACATCAAGAAGGTGACGGTCGAGGACCAGCTCGCGGCGCACCGGGTGCCGCCGCAGCTCATGGGGATCATTCCGTCGAATGCGGGCGGGTTCGGTGACGTTCATAAGGCGGCGGAGGTGTTCAACGAGCTCGAGATCGAGCCGCTGAAAGCGCGACTGCGGGAGGTAAACGATTGGCTCGGCGTCGAGGTCGTTCGCTTTCGTTCTTACACGCCGCCCGCGCAGTAACGCAGCTTTGTCCGGAACCTCGCGCGTAATGGCTTTCGTATGAGCGTTGTAACCGGCTCTCGCAGCCTCGAACGGACATGATGTACCTTTTGCGCAATGGTGATTTCGATGTTCGGGACTTCTGGCGTCAAGGCGCGGCAAATACAGTGAGGTCAGCTTTGGATGCGGCGCTTTCCGCCCGAGCGGACCCACACGAAGCTTCCTTGACACTCGAAAGGAACCATC